TCAACCTGCTCTACACCGAGTACATCGTGACGTGGTCGGCTCCGACGGTCGGCAAGGGCGGATCGGGATGGAGTTACACGGTGACGGATTCGGTGACCGGCCGGCCGATCCCGGAATGCGAAGTCTGGACGACGACGGACGCCAGTGGCAGCAACGTCGTGTCGCACGGCTACACGAATCCGGCTGGTACGGTCACGTTCTACCTGCCTGCCGGGGTGTACTACCTCTGGCGGCGCAAGAGTGGGTATGTGTTCAGCAACCCTGATGTCGAGGCGGTGACGGAATGAGCGGATCGGGAACAGGCACGCCGATTTCTGTGTTGGCGTCGTTCGTGGCCGAAGATGGCACGGGCCTCAGCAACGCCAACAGCTACCTGTCGGTGGCGGACGCCGACACGTACCACGCCAACGTCACGCAGTCCGGCGAGTGGACGGCGGCGACACAGGCGGCCAGGGAGAACGGCTTGATCGTCGCGACGCAGTACCTGGAGAACAAGTATCGAGGCCGGTGGCGGGGCCGCAAGAAGCTGTGGTCTCAGGCATTGGCGTGGCCACGGTATGGGGCGGTGGATGATGATGGGTATGCGATTGATTCCGAGGCGGTGCCCCAGGAACTCCAAGCTGCTTGTGCAGAACTGGCTTTGCGTGTGGTGCTGGGAGACGACCTGCTCGGCGTCGTTACCGAACCGGGCGAGGTCACGTCGGAGTCGGTGTCGGTCGGGCCGGTCACAGAGAGCAAGACTTACGCAGGCGGCAAGCCGCATGGATATCAGTATCCCAAGGTCGAGGCGCTGCTGCGAGCCGTTACGCAGGCCGGGGGCCGGGTCATACGGGGATAGCGATGGCGATCGATGCGGACAAAACGTTGGCGCTGCTGACGAAGTACGGAGCCGATGCGGTGTTCCGGGTGTACGAGGCGTCGCGCTACGATCCGACGAGCGGCAAGCGGACGATGGGCACGGCGACCGAGTACACGCACAAGGTGGTGGAGGAAAGACGGCAGGACCAGGTGCCCGGATGGGCGGACATGGTGCTGTATGTGTCGCCGAGTGGGATGGAGTTCGTGCCGGCGGTGCTGATGGAAGTGGTGTACGCGGGCAAGACGTGGGTGGTGGCGACGGTCAAGCCGACGGCGTTCAAGGGCCAGACGGTGCTGTACGAGTTGGCGGTGAAGGCGGTGGCGTGAGCTTTTTTTGTTCAGAGATACCTCTGAAAGGCAGCAGATAGAAGTGGACATAAACGGCTTCAATCGAGCGATCGGTTCCTATGCGGCGGTGGATGTGCCCAAGAAGGTGCGCGAGATCCACCAGAAGGTCGCGTTGGAGGCGTTGAAGAGTCTGGTGATGAAGACCCGTGTGAGGACGGGGCGGGCGCGCGGCAACTGGCAGGTGGAGAACGACAACCGGCCGGCCGCGGCGCTGTTGACCACGGACAAGGACGGGCAGTCGACCATCCAGAGGGGGCTGACGACGATTGTTCAGGTTCGGCCGTTCAGTGTGACCTATATCACCAACAACGTGCGGTACATCGTGTTCCTGGAAGACGGTCGTGGCTCGTTTGCCGGGGACCACATGATGGCCCGCACGATTGAAGAAGTCAAAAGGATGTTCCGGTGACGTACGCGGAGATTCACAATGCGATTCGCAGTCGGTTCAAGACCCTGATCGAGGATGGGCAGGGCCTGCCGACGTTGTACGCCAACGATGGCCAGACGGCTCCACAGGACAATTCGATGTGGTGCCGGTTCTACATCCACGATTCGGCGGGGCAGCGGTTGACGGTGGGGGTGAAGAACTACCGCCGGTCGGGCGTCGCGGTGGCGCAGTTGTTTGGGCCGGCGGGACATGGGGATGGGGAGTTGATCGAAATGGCCGATGCGGTCGTGGAGGCGTTTACGAGCGTGTCGGCGGGTGGCGTGCGGTATCTGACGGCGTATCAGCAGCCGGTGGGGCTGGAAGAAGGACGGTATCAAATCAATGTCATCTGCCCGTTCGAGGCAGAGCACCAGGCGTAGAAGGGAAACGATATGAGTGACACATCGAGAGTTCAACTGGCATACGTGGCCGAGTCGAGTTTCGGGGTCCAGGAGACCGGCAAGAAGTTGCAGGTTCTGCGGATCACGGGCGAGAGCCTCAAGCAGGATGTGGCCTCGTCGCAGAGCAAGGAGATTCGGTCGGATCGGCAGGTGGCGTCGATTCGCCGGTCCCGGATCACGGCGTCGGGCGGGATCAACTTCGAGCTGAGCTATGGGACGTACGACCAGATGTTGGCGGCGGCCCTGATGGACGACGTATGGTCGACGCCGGAGACGATCTGTTCGTCGGCGACGGTGTCGGCGGTGGCCAGCGGGAACAAGTTCACCGGCACGTTCACCGCGCCGGATGTGGGAAGTTGGATCAAGGTTTCCGGCTTTACGAACGCGGCGAACAACGGCTACTTCAAGGTGGTGGCGGGCAAGGCGTCGGAGATCACCGTCTCCGGTGGGACGCTGGTGGACGAGGCCAGTGCGACCGGGATCACGATTACGCAGGGCGCTGAGATCGTCAACGGCACGGCGTTGCAGACGTTCAACCTGGAACGCAAGTACGAGGACCTGACCAGTGAACTGTCGCTGTTTCTGGGGATGGCGATTAACAGCCTGTCGCTGAATGTCCCGGTGGAAGGCGAGATCACCGGGAGTCTGGACTTCGTGGGTTCGAGCGAAAGCTCACAGACGGCCTCTGGTGGGACGGGCTACGATGCGGCGACAACCACCGAGCACATGACCGCGCTGGATGTCCAGAACCTGCTGGAGAACCAGGCGGCAATGAGCATCCGATCCTTCAGCCTGAATCTAAACAACAACCTGCGTCAGCGGGCCATTGTGGGAAGCTCGGGCGTGCTGAGCATCGGATCGGGCCGGTGCATCGTCTCGGGGACGCTGGAGGCGTACTACGCCAGCAAGACGATCTACGACAAGTACCTCAACGGCACGGCAACGGCGTTGGCCCTGCTGCTGCAAGATGCGGCGGGCAACGGCTATGTCCTGGACCTGCCGGCGGTCAAGTACACGGCGGGCGAGCGGCCGGCTCCGGGGGCCGACGACGATGTGATGATGACCCTGTCGTGGGCGGCATACGCACATGCCACGGAAGACGTGACGATGCGGATCGCACGATTCCCGGTGGCCTAATCGAGAAGGAGTGTCAGGCATGAAGTTGAGCGCCATACGCGCGGACTTGGACAAGGAGTTGCAGGGGGCATGGGTTCCGTATGCGGGCGACATCGTCCTGAAGATCGCCCGCTGGAACAATGAGCGGTACCAGGAGGCGTACCGCAAGCTCCTGGAACAGCGCAAGGTGCTGCTCGATGCCAAGGAGTTGACGGACGAGCAGCGGATCGACGTGCAGAAAGAGGCGGCGTCCCAGACGATCCTGCTGGACTGGAAGGGCGTCGAGGACGACGAGGGCAAGCCGATCCCGTATTCCAGCCAGACGGCGCTGGAGTGGTTCCGGGACAAGGAACTGTGGCGGCTGTGGAACTTCGTCTTCATGCAGTCCCTTGAGGAAGAGAACTTCCGCAAAGAGCAGGTCCGGGAAGCGGAAAAAAACTCGGCGACGTCCTGAGATGGCAACTCCAGTGGGGGCCATACATCGGGACGCTGAGACAGCGGGCGGCCAAGGGCCTGCCGACGCCGGCATGGGACGGCAGGCCGCAACTGCGGGAAGAGTGGGCGTGGGTCTATGATGGATTTCTGGTGCTGTCCAAGCAGAGACAGGCAGGCTTCGGGGCGAATCCGATCTCGGTGGCCGATGTCTGCGCGTACCTCGATCTCGCGGGCATCCGGGAGACGGGGCAGCGAATCGTGTTTCTCGAGCTGGTCATTGGTTTGGACGAGATAGCGAGGCAGTGGCATGGCCAAAGGGAACATTCGGGAAGAAACGCTAAGCCTCAAAATTGATTCGACCGGCGCTGTCACTGGCGCGGCGGCGTTTACGGGGGCGACCACGGCGGTGCAGGGTGGGGCCACCAAGGCGTCCGTGGCCGTGGCGGGACTGGCGAAGAACCTCGGCGGGCTGTACCTGGGCCTCAAGGCTTACGGCTTGCTCAAGCAGTCGGTGCGGGATTTTGCGGCGTTCGAGCGGCAGATGGCCAACGTCTCGACCATGCTCTATCGCGACGGGGCAATGAAGTATCTGCCGGCGTACAAGCAGCAGATTCGCGAGTTGGCGATCGAGTTTGGTGAGGGGACAGAGACCCTGAGCAAGGGCCTGTACGACATCCTGTCGGCATCCATTGACGCCTCTAAGGCGATGGATGTGTTGACCGTGTCGTCGCGTGCGGCCCAAGCGGGATTGACGACGACGGCGGTGGCGGGCGATGCGATTACGACGATCCTCAATTCGTACGGTCTGTCGGCGGACTATGCGGGGAAGGTGTCGAGCGACCTGTTTGAGACGGTCCAGCGGGGCAAGCTGGTCTTTGAGGATCTGGCGTCCGAGATCGGTTTGGTGGCGGCGGATGCGGCGTCGGCGGGGGTGTCCCTGGAGGAACTGCTGGCGGCGGTGGCGACGCTGACCAGGGGCGGGTTGCGAGCGCCGTTGGCGGTGACATCGCTGAGGGCGCTGATTAACGCCTTCCGAAAGCCTACAGAGGAAGGTAAGAAGGCGGCGGCGGAGCTTGGGTTCGAGATGAATGTCACGACGCTGCACGCCCAGCAGTTGTCGGGTATGTTGCGCATACTGGCAAAGGCGAGCAACGAGCAACTGGCGGCGATCTTCCAGAACCGCCGTGGTTTGACGGGTCTGGCGGTGGCCCTGGAGCAGGCAGGGGGCGTGGCGGAGGATGTCAGCTACATCATGGGGTCCTCGGGGGCGGACCTGGAAGCCTACAGCAAGATGGCCGACACGGCGGCCAAGCAATTCGAGCGGTATCACGAAGCCATGAAAGAGATCCGGGTGACGATCGGGGAGGCGTTCGCTCCGGCGCTGGCACGCGGTTCCAAGGCAATGGCTGATTTCGTGAAGGACAATCAGCGGTATCTGGAGAGGTGGTCTACTGATTTTGTCGAGGGCGTGGAGATCATCATCAATGCGATGAACCGCCTCAATACCGCTGACAAGTCGTTTCGGGATAAGTACCTGATGCTCCCGAAGGACCAGCAGGCGTTGTTTCAGCGTGACTACGAGAGGGCGACTGGTGGCCTGGTAGGGTATCACGATGTTCCAACGGTTGGTGCGGCCCCATTTGGCGGAATGGGGGCCGTTCCTGGCGCGAAGCTGCCGACAAAGCGGGTGTTCTACGACCCCGACGACAAGCTGTTCGCCAAGCAACTGATGGACGAATACGCGCGGCAGAATGCCGCACGGCAGATGGGCGATCTGAGGGATCGCGCGAGCGGCTTGCCGGGGGGTGTCCCCGAGCCGACAGTGGAAACCGGGATGCCCACCTACGGTCGACGGGTGCGGGAAGGGGGCCTGATCGGCGGCGAGGGGATGGAGGAACTGTCCGAGTCGACACTGGACGCCCGCGACAAGGTGGAGCGGCTCAATGCCGAACTGGCCAAGGAGATGCAGATCATCGGCCGCCTGGAGTATAGCCACGAGCGGGCCGCAAAGATGGTGGAGTACGAGGCGGCGGTCATGGAGGCGTTCGGCGATGGGACCGCTGAGGCCAGAGCCAGGCTGGTGCAGTACAACGAGGAACTGGACCGCCTGGAGAAGCGCAAGCGGCTGGTGGAGTTGGGGGAGCAGTTCGGCGATACGTGGGGGCGGGCCTTCGAGGATATCGCGGTGGGGGCGCAGGATGCCCGACAGGCGCTGGATGCCCTGTGGAGGGATGTGGCCCGGATGATCCTCCGCCAGCAGATCACTGAGCCGTTGTCCAGGAGTATCAGCAGGGCGTTCGTGGACTACTTCGGTGGCACGCCGGCGGCGACGGATGTGCCGATGGGGGCGACGGACATCAGCTACCAGACGCCGGTGGCGCACGGTGGGTGGCGGGTTGGGACAGCGCCGTCTGCTGTGAGGAACGTGCCGTGGAGTGTATTTGCCGGTGCTCCCCGGTTGCACAACGGTCTGCGATGGGACGAGTACCCGGCGATTTTGCAAAAAGACGAGACGGTGCTACCCAAAGGGGTCTCTCCGGTGATGGCGCTGCCGCAGCCGGTGTTCAACATCACAAACCAGTCGTCGGCCCAGGTCGAGGCGCAGCAGACCGGCGTCCAGTTCGACGGCCGACGGATGATCGTGGGCATGGTGCTCAAGGACAAGCGCAACAACGGCCCGATGGCGCGGGCGAATCGGCGGAGGTAGTCCATGGCGCAACCTGTGTATCCCAATCTCGGTGTCAACCCGGACGAAGAGGGCTTTGTCCGCGAGCCGGCCATTGATCCCACACAGCGCACGCCGTTGGAGGACGGGGCCTATCTGGTGGTCAAGACCAAGACCAAAATTCCCCTGCGATGGTCCTTTGTCTACAGCCAGTTGAGCAACACGAACAAGGAGACGCTGGACGACTTCTGGGAGGACGACGCCGGCTGCGGCGCGGTGCCGATCAAGTTCACGGACCCGACGAACAATACGGCGTACTTCGTGCATTTTGCAGGCCCGCCTCGGTGCACACTGGAAGGGGATGGGCAATCCACGTGGCGGGTGGAGATCGAGTTCATTGAGGCGATAGGGACGTACACATAATGCCTGAGATGCCGGCTAATTTAACGGCGCTGAAGAACCAGCTTTCTCAGCCGGGGGCGTGGGTGTGGCTGTTGACGGTGACGCTGCCCGATAGTGGCGGCACGTTGCGGTATGCGGCCAATACCGAAGACATCAGCTACGGGGGCCATACGTACGCGGCGTTCAATTTCTCCATCGGTGGGTTCACGTGCGATTCGGAGGGAGAGATTCCCGAGGTCACGATGTCTGTGACCAACGTTGGGTACGTGCTCCAGGACTACATGCGGACGTACAATGGTTTGATAGGGGGGACGATCAGCTTTGTGCAGGTCAATACGAACTACCTTGCCGAGGACTACAGCGAGGACGCGGTGACCATGACCATTGTGGGTACGGAGAATCGCTGGCCGGATGTGTCGTTCACGCTGGGCGTGCCGTCGTCCGTGCGGTATCGGGTGCCGGAGGATCGGTTCAATCCGCACAGTTGCCGGCACAAATTCAAGTCGGCGCGGTGCGGCTACACCGGGGCGTTGACTACGTGCAACCGCAACCCGGACGATTGCGTGGCGAGAGGGATGTTCCCCGGTAACTATGGAGGCCCGTTGAGCCTGCGGAGAGAGGCGGTGAGGTACGCATGATTCGATTTACGCCGAAAGAGCTGGATGTCATCCTCGCCGACTTCCTGGGCAAGCCGTACAAGCGCATGGCGACGGGACCGGACGCCTACGACTGCTACGGGTTGGTCAAGGCGTTCATGTCCCGGATCGGTGTCGACATCCCCGAGATCGGCAAGGTGGACCCGGCGGACTCTCGGCCGGTGTACGAGCAGCAGCAGATGGACTACGTGCGGTTGGACTGGCCGAGGCCGTGGTCGCTGGTGACCTTTTCGGGCAAGGACCTCAACGCGCATATCGGCGTGGTGCTGCCCAACGACAACCTGTTTCTGCATTGTCCGGGCCGAGCGGCGGGCAAGGTGATTGCCGAGCCTCTATCTCGAAGGCCGTGGCGGGACACGATTGACGGGTACTGGTGGCCCAGGAACTACCTCGAAACGGTCATCATGCTCACGCCGATGACCACCAAGCGGGCGTGGCAGTTCGTGCGGTGCGATGGGCGGAGTCTTCGCCAGATCATCGAACAGGACATCATTGAGGGCCGGGACGTCCAAGTGCAGGCGTTCCTGGAAGGCGAGTTGGTCGATCAGGCCGATTGGGATTTGGTGCCGGGTCCGGTCAATCAGCTTGTGATTCGACCGGTGATGGGCGAGGGCGAGCAGGCGCTGATGATCGGCGGGATGATTGCCCTGGCGGCGTTCGCACCGTGGGCTTCCGTGCATCTGTTAGGTCTTGCATCCGGCTCGTTTGGGGCGTCTCTTGCGTCCGGCGCGATTATGATGGGCGGGGCGCTGGCGCTCAATGCGCTGGTAGGGCCGGGCGAGGGATCGAAGAACGCCAGCCAGCACTACACATGGGAACCGGCGACGACGCAGCGGGTGGGCAGTTTCATCCCCTTGGTCTACGGGACGTATGGGGTGCGAGGGAACATCATTTGTTCCTATGCGACGAGCGAGATCACGGAGGGCACCAATCCCTTCAGCAAAGAGAGCCAGATTGAGGGAGCTACGGACCTCTATTGGCTGAAGATTGCTTACAGCGACGGTCCTATCCAGGGGATTGTCGAAGGGACAGAGCGACTGAACGACAAAGCCCCCGAGCAGTATGCCGACTCAGACGACTTCGTGCTGGAACACTTCACGGGCACGGACGATCAGGCGGCGTCGAGCGTGCCGGATGCGTTCGAGATTCCGGTCAATCAACTGTGCAACGATACGAGCGTGTCCCCGAATGAGGTGACGGCCACGTTCACGGCGGTCAAGTGCGATAGGGCGGCGGTGGTGTTGCGATTCCCGAACGGGTTCACGAACTACTCTGCCGATGGGGACCATGACGCAACGGATGTGGACGTGACGGTTCGCATCCGGGAGTCGGGCGGCACGTGGCATACTCTGTCGGACGAGAACATCTGGGGCAACACGACCAAGCCGGTGCGGATTCATCGGTGGTTCAATGAAACCTACGAGGGGGGCAGTCCGTTTACGCTGGTGGCGGGGACGACCTACGAGGTGGGGGTGACCCGCAACAACAGCCGCCACAGCGACCACGGCGACGACTTCTACTTCGACTGTATCCAGTGCGCGTTCAGCACGGCCCAGAAGCATCCCGGTTTGGCGTACACGGCGATCGGGGCGGCGGCGTCAAAGGACATCTCCGGCGCGATTGACTACTACGTCAAGATCAAGGGCAAGCTGGTCCGGGTATACGACGATGCAACTTCCACCTGGAGCATCGAGTGGTCGGACAATCCGGCGTGGGTGGCGTTTGACGTTCTGACCCGTCCGATCATCAAGGGCAATGGGGATTCGGTGCCGTATGCGGTGGAGTCCTACCGGAGACTGGACCCGAGCTATCTGGTGCTCGATGATTTCGTGGCCCTGGCGGACTGGTGCGACGAGATGGTGTCCGACGAGGCGGGCGGGACGGAGAAGCGGTTTGTCTTCAACGGCGTCTTAGATGAAGAAGGGTCTACGTGGGAGCAGGCGATTCGCGTGCTGCGGAGCGCCTGTGCGATGCCCTACTTCCGGGGCAACAAGATCGGCGTCGTGATCGACAAGCCGGGCACGCCGGCGCAGATGTTCAACGTCTCCAATCTGCGGGAAGGGTTCAGCGAGACGTGGATCGACACGTCGGAAGCGGCGACGGTCTACGATGCAGAGTTCTACGACGAGAACGCCGACTACGGGGCGGAGTCCTGGCCGGTGCCATTGCTGGGGGCCGAGAACGACATCCCGGCCAGCCTGGATTGCTTCGGTCACACCAAACGTTCGCGGGTCTGGCGGTATGCCAGCCGTCAGCTTCGCGTCAACCAGTACATGAAGCGGATGGTGGAGATTCCCGCGTGCCTCGATGCCATCTATACGAATCTGGGCGACATCGTGTACGTGCAGCATCCGAGCCTTCAACGGGCGACGGGCGGTCGGATCGTGGAGGTCTACGCGGACGGGGTGAAGGTCGACAAGCCGTTGACGATGGGGGCCGGGGACTATGGGTTGCTGATCCGCACGCACGATGGGACGGCGGAGCGGCTGACGTTGTACGAGGTCGATGAAGTCACCGGGGTCGAAGAGGGCGACAACGACATCGTGAAGATCGTCGGCACGTGGGAGTACACGCCAAACGTCAACGACCTTTGGACGTTCGGGGAAGAGGTCAGGGTGATCGACCTTTACCGGGTCAAGGGGTTCGAGCGTTTCGGCAACGGGCAGGTGTTGATTCAGGCGGCGCAGTACACGACGGACTACTACACCGACGACGAGGAAGCCCCGACGATCGAGGCCAAGACTTACAGCCAAACCAAGGGGGGCATCGCGCCGAGCCTGCTGCCCACCACGGCGCAGGCGGTGGCGGCAGAGAGGCTGGAGGCGGTCAGTGCAGTGGACACGCTGGCGTGGGATGGCCTCGCCTTCACGGGCAACGGTGTGGACAAGGTGACGTGGACGTGCAGTGGGGCGGGGATTAAGTACAAGGGGACGTGGTGTCCGATCTACGCGGACGCTGCGGGGACCACGGACAAGTACATCTACTTCGACCCGGCTATCGGCGACCCGCGCTACCTCCAGCACACGGACGATCTGGCGGACCTGGTGGGCCAGGAGCGGTACGTGTTTGCGGAGAATGTCGCCGGCGTGGCGCAGTTCCGCCCCGGCGTGCTGTTGACCGAGACGGATCGCAAGCTCGACGGAATGGAGCCGTTCGTCTGGAAGGGCGAATTGGCCGCCCCACCGGCCAATCCGGTCAAGAACTGGGCCTACCGCGACACGGATGATGGCATCGTGTACGTTTACAGCGGCTCGGCATGGGAGATTATGGTCGTCGATGGCTCCGATGGAACCGATGGAGCCGATGGGACTGACGGCCTGAGCCTCTTTGTCACGTACCATGACAATGCCGCCGACAACCCTCCTTCGACGCCTACCGGAGACGGCACGTCCGGGGGGTGGCATACCAATGTCACCTCCAGCGTCGTTTGGATCAGTCAGAAGATCGCTGCGTCGGCAAGTGAGGGGACATGGGGGACGCCGATTCGCATATCCGGTACGGCGATCTGGTCAGAGGTGATAAACGACGGCGGCAAGCCTGAGGATGGGGCAACGGTCGGGGCGACGTGGGGGCAAGACATTGCCGGACAGCCGTTCGACATGCAGAATCTTGTCAAGAAGCCCACCTTTGAAGACGGCAGTGCTGGGACGTGGGTTGGCAACACCATTACTTTGAGCGATGTTACGGGGCAAGTGTGGACAAAGGCACTGGCGAGTTCGAGTCGTCATGTGATTGAGTACAGCCCCTATACGACAGCCATGCCCACATGCGTCCCAGGCGAGAAGTTCTATCTCGAAGCGGATGTGAACACAGAGGCGTCCCCGCACAAGTTCATTCTCTACGCGCGTTTCGTGACTGCCGCAATGGGCTCGGCACAATGGGTAGCGGCGGACGAGTTGGCAGCCGGGCAAGGCTGGACCCGGTTGAAGGGCGTGGTGACGGCCCCGGCGAATCATATGTACGTGATGGTGGATTTGTTCACCGATGCGTCCTCCGGTTTCGGCACTGTACTGGTCACAAACATCCGCCTGTCTCGATACAATCCAGACGCCGATGTGACGGCGGACCATGCGACGTCGATCTTATTCCGCCAGGACACCGAGCCGGCCGACCCACGGGAAGGCTGGACGTGGTGGGACACCTCGGGCGATCCGGTCCTTATCAAGCGGTACGACGGCAGCGAGTGGGTGACGGTCGGCGTGGACATCCAGCACTGGCTGCACGGCGTAGACCCGACCAAGCTGGACGGCTCGCATCTATACCCGTCGTCCGTCGATACGGACGCCTTGAAAGCCAACAGCGTGACGGCGGCCAAGATGCTGGTGGAGATGTTGTCGGCGATCACGCAGTATGTTGGAACCTTGGTGGGCGGGTCGATCACGGGCTCGGAGATTGTCGGCGGGATCATCAAAACGGCCACCTCGGGGCGATACGTGCAAATCGACGAAGAGGGGATCAAGTTCTTTATGGTGGCCACGGCCGGCCTGTACGGTACGACGGGCAGTGGGGGGAGCAACCTTGTCTACGGCACGTCGGGAAGCGGCGGCAGTGGGGCGATCTATGGAAACGGGGTGCTGGCCCGGTTCTACAACATGGGAAGCGGCATTCCGTTCGACATCGTGTCTGAGCAGCCGGCCGTTGGTGACATGCACCTGTTTCCCCGGTCGCTCGACCCGACGACGGGCAAGCCGGGGGACATTGCCTTGGTCAACAACAAACTGAGGGTCTGCACCAGCACGACCCCGACATGGCAGGATTTGTAATGGAATACACCATCGAAATCACGGGCGACGAGCTGGAAGAACTTCAGCAGATCATCGAGGACATCAAGCGCACACAGCCGGCCTCCACCGTCACTGAGGAGAGCTACGTGGAGAATCTGGTGGTGGGCTACCTGCGACAGCGTGTGGCCGAGGCTTACGTGCAGTTCGTCAAGCAGAAATCCACGACTGAATTGAAGGCCCTGTTGGGCACGCGAAAGGAGATCAAGGGTGGCAACTAACTTCCCGACGAGCTTGGACAACACCGACAGCCAGAAGGTGGTCGACGGAACCAACGTCATCGTGGCGGCCCTGCCGAACAACCTGCTGGACATGATCGAAGCGCTGCAAGCTAAGGTAGGCGTGAACGGCTCGGCTGTGCGATCCTCCATCGACTTCTTCATCCGAAAGAACTACGTGAAGGTGTCCGACGTGAAGGCAGGCGCCGACGGCGGCACGTTCTCCGCTGGTGCATGGCAGACCCGAACGTTGAACACAGAGGACAATGACGCAGGAGGGCTGTGTTCTCTGTCGAGCAATCAGATCACCCTGGCGGCCGGGACATATCGGTGCCATATCATGGTTCCGGCGTGTTCGGTCCAGGGGCACGTAGCCCGGCTTTACAATACGACGGCGGCGAGTGAATTGATCCGTGGGACGACACAGTTCTGTACGGAGACGGCCGCCGAAGAGGCACAGAGCTACAGCATCATCGTCGGGCAATTCACGGTAGCGGCGTCCCAGGCACTGGAAGTGCAGCACTATTGCTCCAGCAACAACAGTGTCTCCGGGGTGTCCCTGGGTCGGCGGTGCTTCACAAGCGGCAACAACGTCTACACGGTGGCTGAGTTCTGGAAGCTCTATTGAGGTGGCGTATGAAGATCAGGCATCTATCATTGTTGCTGGTGCTGCTGCTGGCCGGGTGCTCCCGCGAGCACGTTCGCGGAGTCAGCGTGTCGCTGGGCAAGTTCGAGCGGGGCCTGTGGTACGACCACGACAAGCAGGAGTATGACGAGCACGGTTTCGGGATCAAGCTCGATCTGGTGGGTGGCCACGTGTTGCGACCCCTCAAGAATCCGTTTGGTAGCGAGAATCCGTGGAAGGGTGGGGATGACATGGGAGTGATTCGCTGCCCGTTCGTCGGGCCGTTCCTCTCGATTGCGATTGGACCCTACGGGCTATACCTGGGTTTCAAGACCTATGAAGTGACAACGGCACATGGCGGCGAGGACCGATACGGCCGGTGGATCAGGCCGGAAGAGGTGCCGCCGAAAGGCAAGACGTACATCTATCTGTGCCCATCGGCGACGATTCGGCGAACCCGGTGGAAGTGATCCTGTAATTCTACGGTGAGGGATAGCATGGCAAACGGAAATGGAACGCCGGACCCTATGAACAACTGCGGGGTCGGCATTGACAATAGGCGGCGGATTATGGCACTGGAGAAAGCACAGGAGAGCACGTGGACCGCGTTAGACCAACTGCGAGCACACCTCGATGAATCAATGGACAAGCTGCGCAACCGCCTGCCGGTGTGGGCGACGCTATTGATGTCCATCTTGACCGGACTGGTTGGGGTACTTCTGGCGCTGGCGATCCAAGCTCAGCAAGGGGGGTAACCGTGGCGAGTGCTCATCTCCGCCGGTGCGTCACGTCGTAGATCAGTACGCCTATTGCCCAGACGACAATGAAACCGAGGATGGACAGGGCTGTTCTCATCGAACCAAGAGCGCTTCTTGTTCCAGCCAGCGTTCGACTTGTCGGGCGTATCGGTTGTTCTTGTCGAACACGCCCTTTGGGGTCAGGACGGTTACGGTGCAGGTGTCTTCGGTTCGTTTGTTGATTTGGATGCACCAGTGAAGCTGGTTGCCGAGAAGGGCGTTGCTGAGGAAGTGGAAAATCTCCGCAGATTCGGTCGCGGGGTGTGGCAGGCCCTGAACCACGTAGTCGTTAGCGAATCCGGCGCTGCCCTGGGTGCCCTGGGCGTAACCAAGAAGTACGTCATACACGGTTCGGTAGTCCCCTTTGGCGATGAATGTCTCATGCCGTCCCCGCTGCTGGAGCGATTCAGCCTGGTCCTGGTTTGATCCAGCGCACCCGGCCAACAGCAGGGCAATGATCCCCAGAATCACTGCTCTTGTCACGGTTTCACCTCCACCTGTATGAAAATCTCCGCACAGTTCTACGTACCACGACCCCCGCAGGTTCTGCTCCCCTGTCCGGTTGAGCGGCATCCAGCCGGCGTCAACTCTTTTGGCCTCTCGCACGTTTGAGCAACCGGACTTTCTCGGACTTTGGCATCGCCCGGATGGCCTGTTCGATCTCGAGGTCGCTCATTCGCCGCATGAGGGCCTTGCGAGTATCCTGGACGGCCTTGTCGACAGGGAGGGTCTTGCCGTTGGACATGGCCGCTTCGCGGATGTCTGCCGGCAGGCCGATCCAGACGATCGCGGCCCCGAGGAAGCCTTCGGAGATGTTGCCCCGGCACGCGGCGTCATAGGCGGCCTTGACGTCCGGCTGGACGTACAGACCCAGCTTTGCCTTGGTGGTCTTTTTTTTCATGGAAAATTTTCTGTAAACTACGTATTTTCACGTACACCTACAGCCCCCCAGCGACGCCTACCAGATAGGCGTCCCGCTGGAGGACTGTGATTAAAACCGTATTGGTTGGTGAAATCATGGATTGTGACTGCGATTTCGCTTTTCTTGTTGGTGAATGTTCTCTCGTTCCCGAAGCAACGACTCCACGTAAGCCCGCACCTCTTCTGGTGTTGTTAGCAGCTTCAGTTCAGGTCCAGATAGGACCCTCGCACGATATAGCTGTGTCTGGATTTCTTCTGGCGCTGCGATCCACCAGCGAATGAATTGTGACAACACGCGCCCGATGATGTAGCCTCGCTCCTTGCATTGGCGGCTGAATTCGTTGGCCAGGTCCACGTCGATGTCTCCGCCCACGTGCCTCGACTCGCCGGTTACCGATCTGGTCATGAGTTCTCTCCTGCTTGTGCCTGATTTACCAAATTGGGGTGTGTCCCACAGAATACCGGGGTTTTTTACTGAAAAGCCAAGGCGTAAGTTTTAATTTTTTTTGCATTTTTTTATTGACACGCGCAAACTCTTACGTATACTCGTCACGTATACAAGTGGAGTATGTCATGGGCAGCAGAAATCAATGGTTTTGGTCGGCTCCGTCCGTCACGCTGAATGGAATCATAGCATGGCCGACAGGGATTGTCAACGGAAATCGGAGCCCAATTCACATCCGGCGGGCGAGCGTCAATTGCTGCCCAGCATCCACCTCCCCGCCGACTTGTATGACTCCTGCCTTGTGGCAGTTCACTTCGTTGGGTTGGTCTGCCCCCGTCTCGGCGACCAACCCTGTTTTAGCGGGAATGGAGCAGAAGTCGCTCACGTGCCTCATGAGCACGAAACGGCCGGGGGCGGTACCCGGTCCCGCTATGGACCGCACGTGACGGCCCCCTGGATGGGGCGTCCGCGTCGGCCGGTGACGATCTTTGACAAGTGAACGGGTAGGTGGATTGGCAAGTGCGCTATGACATTGACAAGCCTCCGGCGCAGGCGTAGGCGCGTACTGTTAGGGCGGGTCGCAAGCCAGGCTTTGTTCTTTTGTGTATCCTCCTCCGAAGTGGGGCGTCAGCCCCATTTTGTCCCCCGTGGTTTAACGGTAACACTCCATCGCCGAGGCGGGCCGGTAGGCTGCGCAGGTGGCGGTGTTGCAGGTTCGAGCCCTGCCGGGGGCGATTCGTTGATTGGTGGCACAGGATGCGGCGCGAGCCGACGTAACGGCATGGAGGCCGTGCATGATGGGCCGGGACGGCTCCTAACCGTTTCATCCGTCCCTGGCCCACCTTGATCCCTCGCCGGGCGATTGCGGTGGTCCGGACCAATCGGTCGCGGTTAATCCGAGTCGCCTGTTTTCAGTCCATCGGTATGGGACCAACGCAAGGAAGCGGAGGCCCCTGTCCCGAACCACCCGTTCGTGTTCCGGTCCCGCAAGGGATGGCGTGACCGGAACTATGTTTTTTTGGCGAATTTAGGAAAATACTCTTTACGCGAGTATATAGAGCGGGTATACTTTACACAGATTGATTGGTTCGGTTTTGTTTGGAAAGGGAAACGACGATGACGCTATCGGAAGTCTACAGGCAAGAGGACGTGCAGCAGCGGTGGGCGGACCTGCCCCAGGATCGTCGGACGCGATTGTCGTACCGATTTGGCCATGTGCTGGAGAGGTTCTTTGCCCGGCTGGGGCTGGTGTGCGTGTGCATGAATTGCCAGCGGGTGCTGACCTATGAGCAGTACATGGATGCGGGGCGATGCCCGTTCTGCGGGCGCGACAGGGTGGCAACCCCTTACTGAGTGCTGACCATGAAACGGATGCGACCCGAGCAACGGCGACAAATGGTGCGCGATTTTCTCGCTGGTTTGGAGCGTACGTGGTTGTGCCGTCACGGTCAATGGAACCGGGACAAATTGTTGATGGAACTGGAGACCGAATTGAACGAAAGACGAAAGGGTGGGAGCAATGGCAAAGCGAAATAGTGCTACGATAGCCGCTCCGGCGGTGACTGTCGGGGCGGTCACAACGGAGACGACGTTGGCGACGCGACCGGATGAATCCGCGTTGGCGGCAAGAACGTCGGACGTGGATCAACTGGTGAAGGTGGCCGTCGAGGGCGGGGCGGCGGTGGAGACGCTGCGGGAGTTGTTGAACCTGCGACGGGAGGCCAAAGCAGACGCGGCGCGGGATGCCTACACGGAGGCGATGGCGCAGTTCCGGGCCAAATGCCCGCCGATCCTCAAGACGCGGGTGGTGGACTTCACCAGCGCGAAGGGCCGGACGAACTACCGGCACGCCGGATTGAGCGAGTCGATCGAACAGATCAAGACCCTTCTCGGCGAGTGCGGGCTGAGCCATTCGTGGCGGACGGAGCAGCCTGACGGGATGGTGAAGGTGACCTGCACCGTGACGCACGCCTTCGGGCACAGCGAATCCACGTCCCTGTGTGCTCCGGTGGACCTGACGGGCAACAAGAATCCGATCCAGGCGATCGGCTCCACGGTGACGTACCTGGAGCGGTACACGCTGTTCGCCCTGTTGGGTCTGGCGGCACAGGAAGAGGACGACGACGGCCAGGGAGCCGGCGGGAACGGGGTGATTTCCGTGGAGCAGCAGACGGAGATCGAGCGGCTGTTGAAAGAGACCAAGTCGAGCCGGCAGCGGTTTCTGGCGTGGGTTGGCGTCGAGGGGGTCGAGGACATTCCGGCGAGCCGGTACGACGCGATCGTGGCCACCTTGCGGAGGAAGTTGACATGAGCGTGTTGCTGGATGTCGAACAGCGATCAGACGAATGGCTCAAGTTGCGTTGTGGTGTGGCGACGGCAAGTTGCTTCGACAGAATCATCACGCCGGCAACCGGCAAGGCCAGTGCATCGGCGGTGGCGTATCGGCGGGAGCTCTTGGCGGAATGGCTTACGGGGCAGCCGGTGTCGGTCAAGGAATCGGGCTGGATGCAGCGTGGCACGGAGATGGAGCCGGAGGCGCGGGCGTTCTACGAGTTCGAGGCGGACGCCGAAGTGACCGAGGCGGGGTTTGTGTTCCTAGATGAACGCAGGCTGATCGGGTGTTCGCCGGATGGACTGGTGGGCGACGATGGCCTTGTCGAGATCAAGTGTCCAAGTCCTGGTGTTCATGTTTCCTACCTGCTCGACGCGAAGCTGCCCACGGCCTACATCCCCCAGGTCCAGGGGGCGTTGTGGGTGACGGGGCGACAGTGGTGCGACTTTGTGTCGTACTCGGACACGATGGAGCCGCTGATTGTCCGCGTGAATCGCGACGAGTCGTACATCGCGAAGATGGCGACGCTGATCGAGGCGTTTGTCAAGGTGATGCTCGAAGAGCGACAGATCCTCCTGTCACGGGGGATTGGACCGAAGGGGTAGACGGTGACGCCAAAAGAGAAGGTGTCCGGTGCTGTTGGTGTGATAATCGGTGCTGCCGTGAATTACGCTACACAAAGAAACAACAAGGCGAAATCCAGGGCTGTTCGTCAGATTATTCAATACGCGCGCGTGCTAACCGAAAGCATTGATCTTGAGGTCTCGGAGAACAAACCACACCACGGATTGCTCCGGCTAAGGTCGACACCGCTCCCGCTAAGGTCAATATCGCGGCGTCGCCAAGGAGGCAGGGTGGTCCGCATTTTGCAATCGTTCGGCATCGAGACGGTTGGGCAGCTTGTTGATTTTGATGAAGTGCAGTTCTGGGGTGCCCGCGGGTGCGGTTCCGTCACGTTTTACACGTTGCGTGACTTACAGGATCATTACCGGAAACAAATAGAGCGTTACGGAAAAGAGTGAGGGGTGTTGCCATGTCGGTGTGTGCTGTACTGCTCGTGTGCTTGTTGGGGTTCTGTGCATTGTGTTCTGTGATACGCGCGCGCTGGGTACGCCATGTGTATCACGTTGACGCGATCGAGAAGGCTCTACGGGAGAAGAATCAGAAATAGCGTGACGAGGCTGGGCATGGTGGCGCGAAGCACTGCATCACGACGCGGGGCGACGCAAGGCAAGGGAAGTTTTCTGAGGTTCATGGATGGACTTCTACGGAGAGACGGCAGACGGAGAGCCGCTGGCCGATTGGCCTGCGATTCACAAGGCGTGCATGAGGCACAAGCGGTTCGTCGTCGAGGTCCGCAAATTCGATGAGAAACGTGAAATCAGCCGACAACAATCCGCCTATCTGCACGCTGTGGTTTACCCCACGGTAGCGAAGGCAATGGATTGCAGTCTATGGGAGGCCGAGTTTCAGTGCAAGACGGGGCCGGGCAGGGAATGGTTGGTCAAGACGATGGGCGATCTGCGATTCATCTTGAGCAAGACGACGATGAGCGTCGAGGATTGCACGCGGTGGATCGAGAACATCTTCGATTGGGGTGATCGGAACGGCATTTTCATTCCACCCCCGGACAAGGAGTGGTGGAAGAGGCGCATAGAGCCAGACAAGGCGATGTGAGGCGTGACATGGCTTGGCGTATCGAGGTTGGGCCGGGCGCTGCTTTGCAAGGCAAGGTGTTGTTTTGAGACAAGTGTTAAGGAGTGAAGCATGAGTGACATGAATGTGATTGTGTTGTTTGGGCGGCTGACCAGGGACCCGCAGTTGAGCTATACCCCAAGCGGTACGGCGGTTGTGGATACGGCTCTGGCGTCGAATCGCGTGTGGAAGTCCACGGATGGCCAAAAGCGAGAGAAAGTGCTTTTCGTGGACGCGCGGGCGTTCGGGGGCATGGCCGAGACGGTCAACAAGTATTTCAAGAAAGGCGACCCCATATTGATTACCGGATCGCTCGAGTTCGATCAATGGACCGCCCAAGACGGCACGAAGCGGAGCCGGCATCGGGTGGTATTGACGGGGTTCCAGTTCCTGCCGAGCGGCAACGGTAACCAACAGGGCCAGCGGCAGGGCAACGGTGGCCGACAGCAGCCCCCGCAACAGCAGGCTCCGCCGCCACAGGGCCAGCGACAGCCAGGATGGAACGATGACTTCGGGCCTCCGCCCACCGACGACGAAATTCCCTTTTAGCCCCACGCGAGACAGGGAGGTTTGACGTGCATGATCTGCATATAGTGCGCAGCGACAACGTGGACGGGGTACTGCAAGAGTTCTCGGAGATCCTCTGGACCGAGTACGGAGAAACGGTGGTGGATGGCGCGACCGATGCGCAGTTAAAGATGCCGGTGGCGCTGTCCAGCGACCAACTGCTGTGCCTTGGTTACAAGGCCGGTGTGCGGGCGGCGATGAGCGAAACGCTGTCGGGCAACGTGGAGGTGGAGTTTCTCTATGGCAAGAAGGCCGAAGTACCCAAGAAGAATGCCCCCCAGGCGCGTGCCGTACGAACGCCTGTACGATCCCTGCCAGGACTCGCGCTGCGATGGCTGCGGCGGCGCTTTTGGGGCCGGTGACATCGTCGTGGTCTGCGAGACGCAGGTGAACGACTTTCGCGACGACGACTTGGTGAAGATGTATCACGAACAGTGTCATGACCGAGTTTGAGCAGTTGTCTTTGTGGGTGGCCGGTCACAGCGTTCACGACGACGAGCGTGGCATGTGCTGCGAGGACTTCTCCTGCTGTTGGCCGCAGTTGCAGGTGGATCAGGCGACGCGATGGAAATTTGTCGGTGCGTACATTTCTGCGTGCGGCCGGCCAGGGAATGAGGACACGATTCGTGGGCAACTTCTGGTTTTGCAGATGCGCGTGATGTTTCTGGAACGACTGGTGCGATTGCTTGGCAGTCCCATTGTGATTGAGTGATGCAGTTTTTTATCGAGGCCGGGCGGGGCTTGGCTGGGCTGGACCCGACGACGCTTGGCTCGGCGACGCAAGGCAAGGCAAGTTTTTCACTTGAAGGGATTGGTTGTGTTCGACATGGATGTTCGACCTCTGTTTCAAAAGGCACACCGCAATTCTGATCCCCCGACATCGGCCCTTGCGGCCGAGGACGTCACGTCCAGCGGCAAGCGGCTATCTCAGTGCAGGCGTATCGTAACGGTTCTGGTCAGCCACGGTATCGACAAGCCTGTAGAGGCTCTGACCTTCACTGAGATCGCTTGCCTGCTGGACTGGCCACACGATCACGTTCACAAGCGGATGAAGGATTGCCGTCGGTGCGGGCCGTGGGTGGTGGACGGGGCGTTGTATCGAGTCTTGGTCGGGGGTGCCCGGACCTGCGCGAAGCGCAGGACGGTGTGTTCGACATACTACGTGGAACGTATGAATGGGGCATTGCAATGATGCGCAGGAGCTTCAAGTATCGGGCGTATCCCAACAAGGGGACGCGCCGTCGGCTGTTTAATGTAATGCGGCGTGCGGCTACGCCGGTGTGGAATGTATGTATTGCTGAACGGGAACAGTCGCGGTTGCTGTACCGACAGAAGCTCGACGAGGCGTGTTCTGGGGCTGTCTATGATCTGCGACGTGATTTGACTGAGAAGGAAGAGAAGGCGATTCGGCGGGAGGTCGGCAAGGACATTCACTGGCCTACGGCCTACGATCAGTACAAGCACATCCGCAAGAGCGACCACGCGGAATATGCCCCCTACTCCGCATCCATGTTGGAATGCACTGTGGCATTGGCCGACAGCAGCGAGAAGAGTTTCCGTGCGCTGTGGCTCAAGGGCCACAGGGACGCCCGGCCTCCGAAGCAGACTAATTTCTTGCGGGTTCTGACGTTCCGTAAGAGCGGCTGGTCGCTGGATGCGGACAAGCTGACGCTCATGGGGATTGGAACGATTCCCGTGCGAATGCACAGACCGATCGAAGGCAAAGTCAAGACGGTGACGATCCGGCAGACGAGAACCGGCAAATGGCACGTTTGTTTTTCGTGCGAGATAACGAATTTTCAGGGGTCGTGTGGACCCTTGTCGCAACCGAAGACCTGTGTTCCACAGGGCTTGCGACAGAAGCACGCTCCATCAGATGGAAGTGACCCGAATTTGGGTGGTGCGCACAACCCCAAAGACGTCAAGACGTCATTCGTGAAGGATGGAAGTGACCCGAATTTGGGTGGTGCGCACAACCGTCAGCCGACCAACCTTGCAGCGAG